TTAACAACTGGTATACAGGATAGTGCTGGAAGTAATAACGGCACTAACGATGGAGCAACTGTTTCAAATATTCCAGTATCACCAAATAACGGCACTAGCAATGGTATGACTACAGCAAATTTAATTAATTCTGACCTAACTCGTAGTATTCCGTATAGTAGTTATAGTATGGATTTTGATGGAGTAGACGATTATATAGATGTAACACAACAAGATTTAGGTACTGTAAATACTGTATCCTGGTGGATGAAACATCTAGGAGGAACAAGTGCAACTGATACTGTTTTTGGAGAAGATAATGCAACTCAATTTTGGTCTTTTATTTATATTGATTGGAATGCTAATATTTTATATTACAAAGATCCATCTAATAATAAAAATACTTGGGATGTAAGTTTATTTGATGATACAGATTGGCATAATTGGATTATAACTAGAGATGGAACAGCTACCATTTTATACGTAGATGGAGTATCTCAAGGAGCTGGAACTGTCTCTGGAGCTTTATCTGGTAATAGTAAGTTTAGATATTTAGGAGCTGATTATAGCGATATGACTAGAGAATTTGAAGGTAACCTATCCAATGTAGCTGTATGGACCTCAGTATTGACTCAAGATCAAGTGTTAACAATTTACAATGGTGGTGTTCCAAATAGTATTTCTAGCTTATCTCCAATATCTTGGTGGAGTTTAGCAGGTGATAGCTATTATAATGGAACAAATTGGATATGCCCAGACTTAGGTAGTGGTGGTAATAATGGAACTAGTAGTGGTATGGGTGGAACTGAAATAGTAGGTAATGGACCAGGTTCTACAGCAAATACAACTGCTACAAATATGGCTATTCCAGCAAACTTAAAAGGAGATTCACCTAATTCTACTAAAAATGCTTTTTCAGTAAATATGAACTCAGCAGATAGAGTCGCAGATGTGGCACCAACTCCGTAAAAAAATATTAACTTTGTAAAAAAACAAAAAATGGCAACAACTTATAATGTAATTAACTTAACTGACACTAACGCAATTTTGTTTAGTCAAGTTAATCAATCTTCAGCACAAACAATGCGTAGAAACTTAGCTAATACTCAAGGATTGCTTTCGTGGCAAGTAGAACCTAGTTTTATAACTGATGGTAGTTTAGTTCCTGTATCTACTTTGGACCACCAGCAGGCACTCGATTTGATGTCGACTCCAGAATGGTCAGACCCTAATCCACCCGCAGAGTAAGTGGATAAAATAAACCACATAAAGCATTTAATGGCTTTAAAAGGGTATGATGTATTTGAATCGGACACCAAGCCTTTTAATTTAAATATTGTTGGAATTAGGGACTCAGATCCTACCACCAATATGTTTAATGATTCTATTTCTATATTTTGGAAGTATGAAGGCAGGTGGAATTATTTAGAGTTTCAAGCAACTACTTTACCAGGGTTAAAATACCTACAAACGCCAATGAATCCGAAAGGTTGCGCTATAATGGTTCCAGGACAATATAAGGGAGCGTATAAATTAGGAACTCATTACACTTACACGGCTTTAGTCCAGCGTGGTAGTGAAGTAGCAGTATACAGAGATGAAGATAAAGACCAGCATTACGATATGGTAGAAGATTCTATAATATCTGGATACTTTGGAATCAACATACACAAGGCTAGTGAAGGAGAAAGACAAACTGTAGATGGATACTCAGCAGGGTGTCAAGTTTTTCAAAACTCAGATGAGTTTGATATATTTATTGATCTTTGTAAAAAAGCTGAAAAGTATTGGGGAAATAGTTTTACATATACTTTATTAAATGAGCAATAAGAAAAATAAAAAGAAATTTAAAGATACTAAAGTAGGGGTTTTTTTGAAAGAAAAAGCTCCTGCTATTTTAGACACGGTTGGAGAATTCTTGCCTGATCAAGGGGGTCTTGGAATAGTAAAAAATATTATATCAAGTGATAAAAAGATTGGTCCTGAAGACAAGGAAATGGCTTTAAAATTATTAGAGCAAGATATTGCTGAGATGAATAATATTTCTAAACGATGGGATAGTGATATGAAATCCGATTCTTGGCTTAGTAAAAATACTAGACCCCTCACTCTTATTTATCTTACATTAGTAATGTCTATTTTAATAGTGCTAGATTCCACAGTATTGTTAGAAATAAATCAAGGGTGGGTTTCTTTGTTAGAGGCTTTACTTATTACTGTTTATGTAGCTTATTTTGGCTCACGAGGTGCTGAAAAAATAACCAGTATAAAAAAATAAATGAATATTAAAGAAGAAATTAATAAGCTGGAAGCACAGCTTACGGGAGATATGTTTAAGGATATGGAATTAAAGAACAGAATACACGTTCTTAAAATGCAGGAAAAAGGCGTTAAACCAGAGGATTCTCATTTTGAATGCGTAGGGTGTGGTTCGTGAAAAAATAAGTATCTTTGTATAAATTAAATCAAATAGAATGAAATTAGAAACAAAAGAACTCGAAACTATAAAAGACCTTAATAAAGAATTTAGTACTTTAAAAGTTTCACTTGGAGATGCGGAGTTACAAAAGTTAGTTATTGTAGAAAAAATACAAGCATTAAAAACTAATTATAAAAATTTAGAAGATCAGTTAATTAAAAAATACGGATCTAACTCAGTAATAGATTTAGAAACTGGAGAAGTAAAACAAAAAGAAGAAAATGGCTAAAATATCCGATCAAACGTCCTACCCTGCAATTACTCCCGTTGGAGGAGATTATTTAATCTTAACTGACATTAGTGATACTAATAAAACTAAAACTGTCACAGTACAATCATTAAGTGATTTTGTAGCTGCAATAACCACTATTACTTCTGCTAATACTGCTATAACAGTTTCGGGAACAACTAGTATAACATTAACTTCTACTGCATATGGAGGAGGAGCCACTATTGGACACGTTCCTTCAGGCGGAGCTGTTCATAATTTTTTACAAGGAGATGGAACTTGGTCAACTATCGATTTAGCTACGAGTGATGTGGTTAATGTATTAAGACCTTTAAACGGAGGAACAGGTTTAAGCTCATATAATGCAGCGGGAAGTTTAATAGTTTCTACGAGCTCTAGCGTTTTAGGAGAATTAGAAATAGGAACTGCAGGACAAGTACTTAAAGTAAATTCGCTAGCAAATGGGTTAGAATGGGGTGCAGATACAGGAGCGGTAACAGGATACACAAACGGCACTGATAATAATATATTAACCTCTTCAGGCGCTACTACTATAAACGGTGAAAGTAATTTTACTTTTACTGGCTCCGATTTAGCTTTGAGTGGGCAATTTGTTGCAACAGCAGGAGTTGGCACTAACACCGCTATTAGAGGAATTGCTTCTAATTCTACCAGTACTCAAGGATGGAACACTAGTTTAGGAGTAGCGAATTTTGATCAAAATGACACAGGAGCTAATTGTACTACAATAGCTGTAAATACGGAAAGTACCAACGGAAAATTAATTTCTTTTTATTATCAAGAAAATTCTGGAACAGGACCAAAAGGAGAAATTAAATACGATACTGCAAGTAGTCAAGTTCAATATAATGTTACATCGGATTATAGATTAAAAGAAAATATATTAGATTTAAGTTCAGCTGTAGATAGAGTTAAAAACTTAAAACCTAAAAGATTTAATTTTATTGGCAATGAAAATGTAATAGATGGGTTTTTAGCTCACGAAGTTCAAGAAGTAGTTCCTGAAGCTGTGTCAGGATCCAAAGATCAAGTATTTAAAGATGGTCAAGTAAACCCACAGCAAATGGATGCCTGTAAGTTGATACCAGTGCTAACAGCAGCAATAAAAGAATTAACTGCTAGAATTGAAGCTTTAGAGGCTTAATTTAAACAACTTTAATTAAATGAAATGGAAATTAGAAAAATATCAATTGGTCCAGATTACAAGTCAGGAGCAATGCACTATATTATAGGTCAAGGTGTTATAGGCGGAAAATATAGTATACATCACATTAAACACGACCTGGGAGAAGGGTCAATAAAAATATGGATTATAAAAGAAAATGAAGTTTTCTTATGGAAATCTTTTAATTCTACAATTCCAGTATCTATAGAGTATAACTTAGATTTTTAGTATGAAATCACCTTTTTGTTTTGTAGTAACACCCTTACACAATAAAAGGTATGATAATGTTAAAAAATTAGAAAATTCATCTCTTATTTTATCTTCTACCAAAGAAGATCATACCATTTCTAATCGTTTTGCACAAGTCATTTCTACTCCTATAAACTACTCTGGACCAGTAAAAAAAGATGATGTTATCTTAGTACATCATAATGTTTTTAAACTGTATTACGATATGAAGGGCAGAGAAAAAAGTAGTAGAAGTTTTTTAAAAGACAATGAGTTTTTAATAGAAGACAACCAATGGTATGCTTATAAAAAAGATAATAAATGGCATTCTAATGAAGATTATTGCTTTATAAAACCAACAAAGAAAGAAGATTCTGTTATATTTAATAATGAAACTTATCAACCTTTAACAGGAACGGTAGCTATAGGCAATCAAATACTAGAAAAGTTAGGGGTATATAAAGGGGATAAAGTTTGTTTTAAACCTGACTCAGAGTATGAGTTTATTATAGATGAAGAAAAACTTTATAGGATGAGATGTAAAAACATTACAATTAAATTATGACTGAATCAAATAAAATTAAATTAAAGATAATTGAAGCTGGATATAAGGCTGTAGAACAGTTAATTAAGGTGGCTAAAGAAGATATTATAAAACCTGATCCAGAAGACGAACTGGCTGCTGATAGATTAAAGAATGCAGCAGCTACTAAAAAATTAGCCATAACAGATGCGTTTGATATTTTAAATAAAATAGAAACCGAAAAAGAAAACATTAGCGGGGCTGAAACTCCAGTTAAAAAAACTAATCAAGGATTTGCAGAAAGAAGGTCAAAATAGTTTATATAAAATAGTTAGTGGCATTATTCCTAAGGGAGTTATGACGTCTAAAAATAAAGCTAAAACTTGGCAACCTGGATATAATGAAAAGTATGGTATAGTTATAATATCTAAAGACGGGACTTTAGGGGATATATACAATATACAAGGATTATTAATTGGTTTACCAAAAACTCCTTCTAAACCTTATAAAAGATCACCTAAAAAAGAAGAGCAGTTTTGGGAAAGAACTGAAGAGCCTAAAGCATTAAGAAGAATTAATTCTATATTTCAATGGAACGAAACACCTTCTAGTTTTAAAAACGAATGGGTGGATTATATAGAAGAAGAATTTGATAAAAGGGAAATGGGATACTGGTTTATGAATAATGGTACTCCCACCTACATTACTGGAACACATTACAATTATTTACAATGGACTAAAATTGATGTAGGGTATCCAGACTATAGAGAAGCAAATAGAATATTTTATCTTTTTTGGGAAGCTTGTAAAGTAGATAAAAGAAGTTTTGGTATTTGTTACTTAAAAATAAGACGTTCAGGATTTTCTTTTATGGGCTCTTGTGAATCTGTAAATACAGCTACTATATCTAAAGACGCAAGAGTGGGAATTTTATCTAAAACAGGTGGTGATGCTAAAAAACTTTTTACAGACAAAGTGGTTCCTATATCTAACAACTATCCTTTCTTTTTTAAGCCTATTCAAGACGGTATGGATAAACCAAAAACTGAATTAGCTTACAGGGTTCCAGCAAGTAAGATTACTAAAAAAAATATGTATGAAACAGAAGAGATAGAATTAGAAGGTTTGGACACCACTATAGATTGGAAAAACACTTCTGATAACTCATACGATGGTGAAAAATTACAATTATTAATACACGATGAAAGCGGAAAGTGGGATAAACCTGATAATATATTAAACAATTGGAGAGTAACTAAAACTTGTTTAAGATTAGGTAGTAGAATTATAGGTAAGTGTATGATGGGATCTACATCAAATGCTCTTGACAAAGGAGGCAATAATTTTAAAAAACTATACTACGACTCTGATGTAACTAAAAGAAACGCAAATGGACAAACTAAGAGTGGTTTATATTCTTTATTTATTCCAATGGAATATAATTTTGAAGGATATATAGATCGTTATGGAATGCCTGTTTTAAGTACTCCAGCTCTTCCTGTAGAAGGCTGTGATGGAGAGTACATAGAAATAGGAGCTGTAAACTATTGGGAAAACGAAGTTGCTTCACTCAAAAATGATGCTGATGCGTTAAATGAATTTTACAGACAATTTCCTCGGACAGAATCTCACGCTTTTAGAGATGAAAGCAAACAGTCACTTTTTAATCTTACTAAGATATACCAACAGATAGATTATAATGATTCTTTAATTAAAGAACATTATTTAACCAGAGGATCTTTTCATTGGCAGAATGGTATACAAGATACAAAAGTAATATGGAGTCCCGAAAAAAGAGGTAGATTTTTATTAAGTTGGATCCCTAAGACTAACTTACAAAACAAAAAAGAAACCAGAAACGGTAGATATTTCCCTGGTAATTCACATATCGGAGCTTTTGGCTGTGATAGTTACGATATTTCTGGAACGGTAGGAGGCGGAGGATCTAACGGTGCTTTGCACGGTATGACTACATACCATATGGATGAAGCTCCAACTAATGAGTTTTTTTTAGAATATGTAGCTAGACCTCAAACAGCAGAGATATTTTTTGAAGAGGTGTTAATGGCTTGTGTGTTTTACGGTATGCCTATACTAGTAGAAAACAATAAGCCTAGACTTTTATATCATTTTAAAAACAGGGGGTATAGAGGATATTGTATGAATAGACCTGATAAAAAATATAACAAACTTTCAGTAACCGAAAGAGAATTGGGAGGTATACCCAATACCAGTGAAGATGTAAAGCAAGCCCACGCAGCAGCTATTGAAGCGTATATTGAAAAATATGTAGGATTAGATTTAGAAGGAAATATGCGAGATATGGATGAAATGGGGTCAATGTATTTTACAAGGACTTTAGAAGATTGGGCTAGATTTGATATATCTAAAAGAACTAAGTTTGATGCTTCAATTAGTTCGGGTTTAGCTATAATGGCTAATCAAAAACATCTATACCAACCCGTTGTAAAAGAGTCAAAAATAAGCATTAACTTTGCAAGATACACAAATAAAGGACATTTAAGCGAAATAATCAAATGAGAAAAGATAATTTAAGCATAAACGTAAACTATACTAGTTTTCCAAATCAGTTTGCAAGTGACGCAGAAAAAGAAACTGAAGAGTATGGTTTAAAGGTAGGTCAAGCAATTCAATACGAATGGTTTAAAAGCGGAGGAGGTTACGGACCAAATTCGTGCAGGTATTATGAACAATATAATAAATTCTCACATTTACGACTCTATGCTCGTGGAGAACAATCTATTGCTAAATATAAAAATGAATTAGCAATTGATGGAGATTTATCTTACTTAAATTTAGATTGGACTCCAATTCCAATCTTGCCTAAGTTTGTAGATATCGTAGTTAATGGAATGGCTAATCGTCTTTTTAGTGTACAAGCGTATTCTCAAGATGCTCTTTCTATGGAAAACAGAAATGAATATCAAAGCTTAGTAGAGTATGATATGATTAATAAACAGATATTCACGGATTTCCAAGAAACATTCGGAATGAATCCATTTTTAAGTGGTGTAGAAGATCTTCCTGAAAACAATGAAGATTTAGAACTTCATATGCAACTCAAGTACAAACCTGCTATAGAAGTAGCCCAAGAAGAAGCAATCAATACGGTATTAGAAGACAATCATTATTTAGATATTAAAAAAAGAGTAGATTATGATATGACTGTGCTAGGTGTAGGAATGATGAAACAACAATTTTTACCTGGACAAGGAATTACGGTAGATTATGTTGATCCTGCGAATGTGGTTTATAGCTATACTGAAGATCCTTATTTTAAGGATTGTTTTTATTGGGGAGAAATAAAAACAGTTCCTGTATCAGAGGTGGTTAAAATAAACCCAAATTTAACTCCAGCAGATTTGCAAGAAATATCAATGTATAGTCAATTATGGTATGACTATTATAATGCAGATAGATTTTATCAAAACAGCTTATTTGCTAAAGACACTGCTACTTTATTATATTTTAATTATAAGACCACCAAAAAGTTTGTTTACAAGAAAAAAATATTAGATAACGGCACAGAAAAAATAATTGAAAAAGACGAAAACTTTAATCCTCCTGAAGAAATGATGAAAGAGGGTAGGTTTGAAAGAATAGAAAAAAGAATTGAAGTTTGGTATGAGGGTATTTTAGTAACTGGTTCAAATATATTATTAAGATGGGAATTGGCTAGAAATATGATAAGACCTAAATCAGCTTCTCAATATGCTAGACCTAATTATATTGCTTGTGCTCCTAGAATGTATAAAGGAAACATTGAATCTTTAGTTAGAAGAATGATTCCTTTTGCTGATCAAATTCAAATCACTCATTTAAAACTACAACAAGTAGTTGCAAAAATGGTTCCCGATGGTGTTTATATTGATGCAGATGGATTAAGTGAGGTAGATTTAGGAACAGGTCAAGCTTATAATCCAGAAGACGCTTTACGTTTATATTTTCAAACAGGAAGTGTAGTGGGTAGAAGTTACACTCAAGATGGAGAGTACAATCAAGGAAGAGTGCCTATACAACCATTAACAGGGAACACAGGCGAAAGAAAAATGGGAGCGTTAATTCAAAACTATAATCATTATTTAAATATGATTAGAGCTGTAACGGGATTAAACGAAGCTAGAGATGCAACCGTTCCTGATTCTAATTCTTTAGTTGGGTTACAAAAACTTGCCGCTCTTAATTCTAACACAGCTACTCGCCATATATTTGATGCTGGTATTTATCTTACCAGAACATTAGCAGAAGACATATCGTTAAGAATATCCGATGTATTAGAATATGCAGAATTTAAAGAAGAATTTATAAATCAAATTGGCAGATATAATGTAGACAAGCTTAATGAAATTAGAGACTTGTATATATTTGATTTTGGAATATTTTTAGAAGTTGCTCCAGATGAAGAGCAAAAAGCTCAATTAGAATCTAATATTCAAATGGCTTTATCTAAAAATGACATTAATTTAGAAGATGCTATTGATATAAGAGAGGTGAAGAATTTAAAAATGGCTAATCAATTGTTAAAGCTTAAAAGAAAGAAAAAAGCTGAAGCCGATCAAGCTGCTGCTATGCAACAACAACAAATGCAGGCACAAACTCAACTTCAATCTCAGGAAATGGCATCACAAGCAGCACAACAAAAACTTCAGATGGAGGGTCAAATTAAAATGCAAACTGCTCAGGCAGAAGCTGCTTTTGAAATTGAAAAGCTTAAAAATGAAGCTGATCTTAAAAAACAATTAATGGATCACGAATTTGATTTGCAAATGCAATTAAAAGGAATAGATGAAAAGGCAATTGACGAAAGAGAAAATCAAAGAGAAAAAGCAAAGTCTGATAGAATAAGCCAGCAAAATACTCAACAATCTAAACTTATTCAACAGCGAAAAGAAAATTTAGCTCCTGTAGATTTTGAATCTAATGAAGATACGTTAGATGGTTTTGATTTTGCAGAGTTTGAACCTAGATAAAATAAAATTATGGCAAAGAAGAAAATTTACGACATAGGCATTGATGGCAAAAGTACTCCTGTTTTAGGAAAAGAAAAAGTAAAATACTATAAGTCTAAAGACGGCTCTAAACAAGTAAAGAAAAAAACATTTAAAGCAAAAGGACCCAAGGGGTATGCTGTTAAAAAAGTAAAAGAAAAAACAAAATACCACAAAAGTGGTTTAGTGAAGAGTTCAAAAAAGGATTTAAGCTTTAGAGAAAGTTTTCCTTTGGCAGAATCTCCACGCCCTCATATATAAAATATAATTATTAACTTTGTAAAAAATCAAATCAAATGGAAATTAAAGTAAAAGCTGTGGAGGATACTCCACAAAAGTCTGTTCAGCAAGTGGAAGAAGAATTACTTCAAAAGCACGAAGAGCAGCAAACAGAACAAAAAGAAGAAACTGCTGAAGTTTCAACAGAAAATATTGAGTCTAACATTGAGTTAGATGAAAACAAAGTTCTTTCATTTATTAAAGATAGATATGGATCGGAAGTTAATTCTATTAATGAATTAATGGAAAAGAGAAATACTACTGAAGAACTTCCTGATGATGTAAGGTCTTATATGAATTACAAAAAAGAAACTGGAAGAGGTTTTGAAGATTATGTCAATTTAAATAAAGACTATACTAAGGAAGACCCTGATAAAATATTATTAGATTATTATTCTGAAATAGAAGAAGGGTTGGATTCAGATGAAATTTCTTATCTGCTTGATTCTAAATACGCTATTGACGATAATGTCCATAGTGAAGATGAAATTAAAAAAAGATCAATATCAAAGAAAAAAGAGCTTGCTAAAGCTATTAATTATTTTAATGATCAAAAACTAAAATATAATACTCCTGTTGAGTCAATGGGAGATAAATTAGAAAAAGACAATAAAATAGATAATACTTTAGTAAATAAAAACAAGGAGTCGGAAAACAATCAGCAACAATTAAATGAACGAGCTGAAAGATTCCAACAAAAAACAAAAGAATTGTTTAACGAAGAGTTTAAAGGTTTTAAGTTCAACATCGACAACAAAGATCTTGTTTATTCTCCTGGTGATGCTTCTGAATTGAAAAAGTCTCAAAGTAATTTACTAAATGTTTTTGGAAAATATTTAGGAGATAACGGAGAGGTTTCCGATATAAGGGGGTTTCACAGAGCTATGGCGGCGGCAATGAATCCTGAAAAATTTGCTAATTATTTTTATGAGCAAGGGGTTTCTTCTGCTTTAAATTCACAAGCTAAAAAAACAAAAAATGTGGATTTAGAAATGAGAACAACTCCTCAATCAACTAGTAAATCAGGACTCAGAATTAAAGCTGTAACTCCATCCTCAAGAAGAGGATTGACTATAAAGTCACCAAGAAACAAAAGTTAAACATTAAAAAACAAATAAAATGAGTTTAAATTTACCTGGCTTTGATTTGCAGCCTAGTGCTACTAGAGTACCAAGTGCTACAAATTATTTAGCTAACTTTAACTTCTTGAACCAATACCTTCCAGACACTTACGAAAAAGAGTTTGAAAGATATGGGAATAGAACAATCTCTGGTTTCCTAAGAATGACGGGAGCTGAGATGCCTTCTAACTCTGACCTTATTAAATGGGCAGAACAAGGAAGACTACACATAAAATATACAGATGTAAATACCCCTGCTGTTGCTGCTGCAACTACTGCAGTTTTTACAGTAGGTGATACGCTAATACCAGCAAACCAAGTTTTTAATCCTTCTGATGCTTCAGAAATAGGGATTAGAATTGGAAACACTGTTATGATATCAGGAAACACAGGATACTCTGGCGTTTCTAACAAAGGTATTGTGACTGCTGTTAGTGCTACTACTTTTACTGTTGCATTTTACGATGCTGGTGGATATAGTGGTGTAGGTACAACTGTTGATGCTAATGAAAAAGTATCTGTATGGATTTACGGATCTGAGTTCAAAAAAGGAACTACTGGAATGGCTGGTTCTTTAGAGCCTTTCGATACTATTCTTTCTAATAACCCAATTATCTTAAAAGATACTTACGAGGTTAATGGATCAGATATGGCACAAATCGGATGGATTGAAGTAACAACTGAAGACGGTGCTGATGGATACCTTTGGTATTTAAAAGCAGAGCACGAAACAAGATTACGTTTTGACGATTATCTTGAGTCTGCTATGATTGAAGCAATACCTGCTGCTGGCGGTGGTGCTGCGGCTGGCTTTGTAGGTTCAGAAGGTCTTTTCTCTGCTATTGAGACTAGAGGAAATATTTGGACTGGAGCTATCGCTGCATTAGCTGATTTTGACGATATCGTTGAAAGACTAGATAAGCAAGGTGCAATTGAAGAGAATGTATTATTCTTAAACAGAGGTACTTCTTTTGCAATTGACGATATGTTAGCTGCTCAGAACTCTTATGGTGCTGGTGGTACTTCTTACGGATTGTTTGACAATGACGAAGAAATGGCACTTAACCTTGGATTCTCTGGATTCAGAAGAGGATATGACTTCTATAAGTCTGATTGGAAATACCTAAACGATCCTACTATGAGAGGTGGTTTAGTTGGTGGAGCAATTGATGGTGTTTTAGTACCAGCTGGTTCTACTAATGTTTACGATCAAGTTTTAGGAAGAAATGCTAGAAGACCATTCTTACACGTTAGATACAGAGCTTCAGAAACTGAAGACAGACGATATAAGTCTTGGATCACTGGTTCTGCTGGTGGTGCTGCAACTAGCGATAAAGATGTTATGACAGTTAACTTCTTATCAGAAAGAGCACTTTGTACTATGGGTGCAAATAACTTCTTGTTATTTAAGTAATAGTATGCTTTAAGGGGGGTGAAATAAGTAGCCCCTCTTTTTTTTTAATAATTAAATCAAATCAAATGAAAACAAAAGAATCAAAGGATAAAACCTACAGGCTTCGAAACGATATGAAGCCATTGAGTTACACTCTTAACTCAAGACACTCACGAAGAAAACCATTATTATATTTTGACGGAAAAACTAGTAGACCACTTAGGTATGCTTCTAATCAAAAAACACCATTTCAAGACGAGCAAGGTGACAACGCTATAGTTGAACCAGTGGTTTTTGAAGATGGAATGTTGTTTGTTCCAAAAGAAAATCCTGTATTGCAGGAGTTTTTATATTACCACCCAATGAATGGGCAGGTTTTTGAAGAACTAGATAAAGAAAAAGATGCTCAAGAAGATGTTAAATATTTAGAGATGGAAAGCCACGCTATTGCTCAGGCAGCTGGATTAAGTTTTGATAAAATGGAAGCTATTGCCAGAGTTTACCTAGGATTAGATACTAGAATTACAGCAAGCTCAGAAATTAAAAGAGATGTTTTGCTTTTTGCTAGAAATAACCCTGAAGACTTTTTAGATACTTTAGAAGATCCTAACCTGGAGCTTTTAGATAATGTAGATAAAATATTTAAGCAAGGGCTTTTAAAATTGAGAAACAACGGTAAAGATGTGTATTATAATTTAAAGTCTAAAAAAACAAAAATGTTAAGTGTTCCTTTTGGTGAAACAGAAACTGAAATGGTAGCTAACTTTTTTCAAAAAGATAAAGGCGTAGAAATATACGAAGCCTTAGTTAAAATGTTAAAATAATATCTTATATTTGTAGTGATTACAATTGTTTGTTTATAATCACTCATACACTTATCCAAAACCAAAAGCCTCACTTCCTATGTGGGGCTTTTTGTTTATCTTTGTATTTTATTAACCAACTTAATTTTTTTAACTATGACAAAGTTTTTAAGTATACCTGTAACGAATGAACAGAATCAACTCGTTTCAGCAAATGACATTAAAATAATAGAGCAAGGCTCTACAACTACTGTAGTAATGACTTACGGTGGAGGAAAAGTAACAACTATTACTCACGCTGCTTCGGCTGGTGGAAGTGAAGAAATGAGAGATGCTATTCAAAATGCTGTAGTAACCGTATTACAACAGCCTTGGAGAAACGTAACTCATCAAGTAGAAAATTTACCTCAAGCAGTAAGTGGAATAGGAATCGTTTAATTTATATATTATGGAAAAGTTTTTAAACGTACCT